GGTTCGCCCTGAGCCAAGACGTGGCTTTGGCGAGTTCTGCCGCCAGATCGCACGCTGGGTACGCCAGACGCCATTCCTGCCGGTCGGCGTCCGTGATGCCCGCCCACCCTGCGTCAGCAGTCCACGAGACGGCATCGGGGGGCTGCGAGCGTTTCCGCCGCTTCGGCGGATCGCTCGTAGCTACCGGCGCAGCCGGTTGTATTTCTTCTCTTGTTCTGTCCTGTTCTGTTATGTCCTGTGGTAGACGCGCCTGTAGACGCACCTGCGCCTCGCAAGCGTCTACATCAGCGCCTCCGGTGCGCCTCCACTTGTCCTGACGCCTGTTTTTCAGGGCTCGCCGCTTGGCGGCACCGCCAAAACGCTCCTCCCATTTGGGAATCTGGGCAGTTTCGCCGTCGAAGACGATCCAGCCGACAGCGGCAACCGCCTCCCAGAACGCGGCTTCTCCACCGCAGATCCGGCCCAGGCGGGAAGGCGTCGAGCGGAACCGGCCGTCTGCCGTATTGAGTTGCACCCAGCCCCAGAGCTTGAGCAGCCGGAAGACGATCACCTCCACCGGCTCGCCGGTAAGGTCAACGAGCTCCTGGACCTCGGGCTTAGTGTCCAGCGAAACGTCTACGGGGAACCATTCAGCGGCCATCCGTCACCTTCAGTTCGTAGCCGTGCAGCTTGTACCAGTCGATTCGGAAGTCGGCCCATCGGCTCTGACCGCCAGACACACGGTGGGCGTGGTAGGCGATGACGCACTGCTCGAGCGTCTCGTCACGCTTCGCTTCCTGCTCACGCAGCCGTTCCGATAACTCTTCGCGGCGGCGTTGTTCGTGCCAGTTAGCTGGCATCTGCTGGCCTCCTAACTGCGAGTTACAAGTTCACGTTCGGCAACGAAGCCTAGGGCAGTAGCCTCGGCCACCACTATCGAACGCGTCTTGTGGTGTCGCCTGAAAGTGTTCTCGGCAAGCGTTTCTGGGTGCAGTTCAAACCGAAGCAGCCGAATCAGCTGAGCGATGTTGATGTCGTGCCAGACAACATCAAAGCACGCTGATGGCTTAAATCGGCCCCACATGAGCCACTGAGAATCAGCAGGACTAGATCCGTCCATGCGAACAAATGACACGCCATAGTTCACAAGCGTTTGCCCTTTCCATTTCAGGTACGGAATGGTCGTGGCGTGCTTTTTTCTGTATGTATCAACCTGGCTGCTCGTGAGATTTCCAGATCGCGTCTTGACCTCAATCTCCATCATCGGCTGGACTTCCCGCGTGCCCTGGCTGTCAACGCACGTGAGGTAACGATGAATAAATGAATCAACGTCTGTCTGCACCCACCCGCAGTCGGTTGACCATGAGGGGAGCAAGTCGCACGACCTGCACCAGGACATAAACGGAACGTCGGATCCGAACAGTCTGTCTCTTGTCACTTGATCACCTCCTTGATTCGCTCGCTGGCGCGAGCAAGATTCGCCTCGTCGATCTCAAACGCGGCCCACTTTCGACCAAGCCCGACGCAAGCAACCGGAGTCGTCCCGCCACCGCAGAATGGATCGACAACAAAACCGTCTTGCTCTGTCAGCAGCTCGATGAAGTAACGGGCCTCTGCTTCAGACTGCTGCCACTCGTGGTGCGATTTCTCGCGGCTTCCGGTCGCAACGTCGTTGACGAAAGTGGTCTTGTCGCCACGTGTTTCCTTGACGAACCACAGCATCGGCTTCCAGCCGTTCACGATGCCGTACTCGTTCATCCGAAGGAGCGACGGACCGCTGTGGTAGCAGGAGCACGTCCACCAGTAGCGGAGATGCTTCGATAGGTCTGCCACCGCATCTGGCAGTTGAATCTGACCGATGTAGGCAATCAGACTTCCGCCTGGTCGAAGCACGCGAGCTGCGAACTCACCAAGGCCGTCGTACAGCTCGATGGCTTTGCGGTCGTACGGCGGGTCGGTGAAAATCAGATCAACGGACGCATCGGGGATCTTGTCGCCGATCTTGCGAAAGTCGCCGAGATAAAGACCGTCAACCGACTGCCGCTTTGCAACCGCTGCGGCCTTCTGTTCTTGCCGTTTAGCTGCCGCCTCTTGATCCTTCAAGTCGCGGACGACGCGGTTGATTGACACCTCGCCTGTTCGCAACTTGGCGACAGTCTCGGCGTCAACCTTGCCAGCCTTCTCGGCGGCGTCGATCTTCTTGACCTTTGCAACGGTGTCGTGCGAGACGTTGGCGGCCTTGGCGACTTCCTTCTGGGTATCCAGTGGAGGTAAACCTTTCACAGATTTCTGTGAAAGGTCTGTCCGCTGTCCCTGACGGCTTCGCTTGGCGATTGTCTCCTCTAGCCGCAACGCCAGCTGCGTCCGCACGTAGGCCGATAGATTCCGCCTCCCGAACTGATTGCGGATGATCCACTCTTCGGCGTGGCTGCGGTCGCTGAACCGCATTTCCTCAATGTCGAACGCCAGCCCTAGCCGCGTGCAGATCTCGTAGCGGTTGTGGCCGTCGAGCAGCGTGAGCGTTCCCTTGCTGGCCCACACCACCAGCGGGTCGCGAGCGCCGCCGTGCTCGACGATGTTCTCTTCGAGTTGCTGCCGCTCTTCGGCCGACAGCGGCGGGATCAGTGCGGCGAACTCGGCGTCAACGATGATGTCTTCAAAAACCTGCGGCATGTGTGCCTCCTTGCGTGGTTGGGTGTGACTGCCTTGCCACTCTGCGATGTCTGTCAAACGTGTATTGGCCCCGTGACGTGGGGCATCCGGTCGCATCACGCTGGGAGGTACGGCTGCGACTGCGGTGGTTACTCGCCACTCACCGCGTGGCGACCAATGCGGCCAGGTGAGCCGCTGTGGCAATGGCGTGCCGGCTGTGTCAGTCACTCGACTCTGGCTTGGCTATGTAACTCCTCCACCCCGGCGTTGCCGGCGGTGGCTCGTGCTTCAGCTTGAGCTCGTGGTACGCCTTGAGGTTCGTCTCCGCAGCCTTGCGGCAGCGTTGCGCCTCATCACGCATTCCGCTGGCAACGGTCGCCATGTCGGCTTTGCCGTGCTCGCGGAGGTACGCGACAACGTCATCGAAGGTGGGCCAGCCGTTCACGATGCGTTCTCCGTGGCGGCAGACTCGTGGGCGAACTCCTGGCCGTTGTCCTCGGGCTCGCTTTCCAACCACTCACACTTGCCGTCGATCAGGTGCACGAGCTCGTTGCGTTGGACCTCTGTGAACGTGCCCTCCTTGTGTCGCTGGTTGACGCGATCCCGCAGGGCGGCCAGCAGCTCGAGGCTGTTCGTCCGCTGCACGGCGAGCCGAGCATTGGCGACGGGATCATTCGTGGCCGAGAGGGCCGGCGGCTGTGCCGTCTGCTGCGCGTGGCTATCAACGGCTGTTGCAGGGGCGTGGCCGCGCTCCACAGCCGCCGGGCGACTCTCGGTTGTCGTGAACTTGGGACGCACCACCACGGGCTCGCGGGCCGGCTCGTGCTGGTAGTCCTGGGCCTCTTCGGCCGTGATGAGCCCACGCAAGGCGTCGGCGAACGCGTTACGCAAAGCGAAGCCCCTGGCTCTCAGGGTCAGCATGCGGCTGCTGTATTGGCTCCACGGGCCAGACTTGCCCCACAAGCCCGCTTTTTTCGCGTCGGCCACCGAGAACCGCACGACGGTAGGGGCCGGGTAGCCCTTACGTTTGGCCTCGCAGACGGCCACCAGGCCGTCGCCTTCGCCTTCCGTGTACTCGCGGACGTACTCGCACACCGGGCTCGACTGCACCAGGGCCAGGGCCGCGTCACCCCAGATCGTCGGGCGACCGTTGATTACCGCGATGCTCTGCAGGCTCTGCATCGGGGACAGGCCCACCTCGCTGCCGTGCTGGATGGCCAGCATGCAGGACTCGGGCTTGCCCCGGAAATCCTTCGGGGCGAACTCCGAGGCCGACACCATCTTGGAGAACCGGTAGGCGTCATCGAACGATTGAAGGGCCAAGCCGCTGGCCCGCTGGGTGCTGATCTCTGTGCTCATCGTCGCGTCCTTTCGTAAGAAACCTTGCGTCACTTTTCTTTGAAAATCCCGCTCGGCGTCCTGCGTTGCGGGTGGTTCGTGCGTCCTTGCTGCCCCGGTTCCACCGGGCTCCTTCCACCGTCTGGTTCCACCAGGCGACGGTCCTTTGCTCGAATCAGAACGGCACGATCTGGTCGGCCGTCACGGCGTAGTGGGCGTTGCCAACGTCGGGCACATGCCGCCGAACGTGGTAGGTGTCCTCGGTCAGCACCTCGACCACGACGCCGTTGAGCGTGCGGCCCTTCTCGATGAACCGGATGCGGTCGCCGACCGCGTAGGTCGTGACCAGCTGCCCGTCGATGAGCCGCGTCGTGCCGCCCGAAACGGTGTGCTCGGGCATGGCGGCGACGGCGGCGAGATACTCTTTTTCGTGAGCGTCCATGTGGGGGATTCCTCCTTGGGTGGCGTAGTGTACGGGCGTGCAGTCTGCTGGCAAGTAGTGGTGTACGAACATTCCAGTGGCGTAACGCAAGGCACTCCTTTCACGGGCGTTTGCGTTTCGCACGTATCTATGAAATGCGGCCAAAAAAAGACGCGACAAGCGTTGCGATGTCGAACACTGCTCGAGCAAGCGTGCTTTCGGTTCCCAGCTGCTGGCCCAGGTGAACCAGCGTCAGAGCAACCACGGCGTCGTTCCAAGTCACTCGCTTCACGGCGTTCTCCATGCGTGCGGAAGGGTAACGCAGTTATCTGCGAAACGTCAAGGCCGGCTTGAGAAGATTTTCTCGGCCTGGAAATCCGCCCTACTGGCCGCCGCTTGGCGGGCGACCTGGGCGCTTGCCGGCCGCCCTGTCGGCTGAGATACGCTCGGCTCGCTCGCGGAGCTCGACGGCGTCGTATACGGGGCAACGCTTCCCGAATCGGGTGTCTGACCAGATTTCGTTGTCTCGGGCCAACTGGCGGACGTGCGTCGCGTTTATGCCCAGGATCTTGGCGGCCTCGGCCGTGCCCACCAATTCACGTTCTGTCTCCGTTGCTATGTCCATGGCTAGCAGTTTACCGATGTGTCTAGGGGCTGGCCGTTTTTTCTTTGCCATGGGTCGCAACCGTTGCCGGGTGCCTAATCGTACGGGCCGACTCGCCTTGCCGTCCTTACTCGAAACTCTGTACAGTATCGCAGCCAGCCAAAGCCGGGGATTGTTTTAACGGATGGGGTGCAGATTGAACGTCTGTACACCATTCGCTAAAGTCGCCCCTTTGGCACAACAAAGGGAGACCAAAGATGACGCTGCGAGACCTGCTGATTGACCGGATCGCCCCGCTGAAGAACCTGAACGACCGCTCGGTGCTGATGTACCTGAGCACGCTAGAGCGGTTCCGTGACTTTCTCGGGCACGAGCCAACCGTGGATGACCTCGATGACCTGACGGCCGCCAAGTTCCTCCGGTGGCGTGGCAGCACCGTCCACAGCAAGCGGCGTGGCCTGATCTCGCCGGCCTCGCTGGCGAAAGACTCTGCCCATCTCCGCAGCCTGTGGACCTGGCTGGCGAAGAAGCGATGGAAGCGGTCTGACGGCGAACTGATCGAGTTCCCTGACTACGCCCGGCCTCGCGTCCCTAAGCCCGTACCGAAGGCGTACAAGGCCGACGAGCTCGCCCGCCTGGTCGATGCCGCCAAGCACCGCAAGGGACACGTAGCGGGCAAGCCAGCGGCCTGGTACTGGGTGACGAAACTGCAGGCCATGTTCCAGACCGGAGAGCGGATTGGTGCGGTGATGGCCCTGCGGTGGTCAGAGGTGGATCTGGAGCGGCACACGCTGACGTTCCTGGCTGCCACACGTAAAGGCCACAGGGAGACGATTACACGCCCGATCACGCCTGAACTGGCCCGGTGCCTGGCCATGCACAAAGGGGCTCCTGGCGAGCGTGTGTGGCCCTGGCTTGATGACCGGGAGTTGCTGTCCTGCTACGCCAGCCTGAAGGTGCTGTGCCGCACTGCCGGCGTGCCGTACAAGCCCTTTCATTCAATCAGGAAAGCGACCGCGAGTTATCTGAAACGGGCTGGAATCTCAGCCAAGAAGCAGCTGGGGCATTCGTCCGAGGAAATGGCCGAGACCCACTATTACGACGAGGAAATCACGGGGCGGGAGTCCAATCTCGACTACCTGCCAGACATCAACGAGCCGCCGCAGGGAGGCGATAGGCCAGCGGCTTGACGTATGTCAACCGAGCAAGCGGGGAGGCGTCGCGGGGGAAAGGATGACCCTACGACGCCTCAACCCGCCGCCCGGCTCAATCTCCGCGAATGTGCGACAGGCACGGCAGCTCGTCACGCTGTGCGATCGTCACGGCCAGCTTGCCCTTTACCCGCGAGAGCTCCGCGAGCAGCCGCATGATGTGGGCCGCAAGTGTGCCGCTCGTGCCTTGGTCCCAAGTACCCTGGAACTTGCGAGCGTCGAACTCGCACTGCTGGAGGTAGGCGTCTGAGAGGGGCGAGCTCATTGCGTAACCTCAAACAGCAGTTTCTTCTGCGTCGGATGCTTGTCCACTCGAGGACGGCTCTGGCAGTTCCAGCTGCCGCCTCCACGTTGACCAAGGCACTTCCATCCAGCGGCCTTGAGAGTCACGCCAGGCTCGCAATCCAAGATGTACGTTATGCACCGCCTATATCCCAGGGATTTGGCCGAACGCCACGCAGCACTGTAGAGGCACGAGCAAGCGTTAGGGCATCCATCGCTGGCGAGTCTTGTGACTTCAAGCGTCCACCCATCGTCATTACCACGGGCCACCGGGCGTCCAACCATGCACACGCCTCGGACAGTGCCGGATTCGTCGGCCACGGCGAGTGAGAACTTATGGCCCACTGGCGGACGATGATGCCGATGGTGCTGACGTACAAAAGAAACAGCCTCCGAGAATTCGCACGGCACGACGTGTAGCCGTGGCTGCGTCACTTCGCCTTCTCCTCGCGGTGCAGCAACAGAGCGAGCAGCGAGTACGACGCCAGGTCAAAGAGATTGTCCTCCAGGCTCTCGTTTTCCAGTCGCCCGGTTGCGTTGTACGCGGCCAGCCTCGTCACCTTGTCGCTCAGCCTGACCATCGCACCCTTCCATGACGGGATGCCGACAAACTTCGCGCCGTTGCGGATGTTTGCCAGCGGATCTGTGCCGCTCGGGCATCCGTAATCGAAAGATTTCCTGCGGTGCATTTCTTTCAGAGCGTCGCACAGGTCGAAGAACGCCTGGCTAGTTGGGTGCACGTCGGTCTGCGTCAACCCGTCGCCACGCAAACGATGCTGCTCAAGCAGATGCTGAACGTACGGCACGTCCGCCAGCCTGTCCCACTCGGCATAGGTCTCGCTGACGTGTTGCATTTCCTCTGCTTCTGCGACATCTGGCAGAGGTTCCGTTACAGACGGCGACACATAGCCCACCATCTTGGGATCATCCTTTGGCGTGGCTTCCAGCCTGGTCTTCACGGCCGCCCGCATTGCGTCGTTGGCCGCTTCAAGTGTCGTGCTCATGGCATTCCTTTTTCTGGAAAATGGAAAGCATGCGGCGTGCGTCAAGCGGATCGCACGGTGCCGTCGCTCATGACGCGGTAGTTGTTCACGTCGAACGCTCCACCCTTGTGGATCGTGGCCATGGCGAAGCCCCAGTTCCAGCGGTTGAACTTCGCGTACTCGGGCCGCAAGTCGCACAGACAGCCGGTGCTCCAGCACGCCGTCTCGTGGTGCCACATGTCGCTCTCGGCATGGTTGCTCGTGCGGTGCGAGTGGCCAACCAGCACAGTCGAGAGCGTCCGCAGGAAGGCACCTCGAGCGACGTTCACCGGGGCGGCCATTCCCTTCGGCAGCTCGTGGCCGTGCAGCACGGGCAACTTCCCCAGCATCACCGGCCGCTGGTCATCCACGAGCGTCACGTTGTGCTTGTCGAGATCCAGCCACGCACAGAGCGACATTCGCGGATCGTCGCTGATCTCGGCGGCGTGTTGCCATAGCCAATGCTGCCACCTGTCTTCATGGTTCCCGAGTTTGTAGATGATCGGGATCCTCGGAAACTCTTGTCGCAGCCACTCAATGAAACGCCGCACCGCTTCAAGCTCGCCTTTGAAATCTCGCTGTGTCGGGTCTTTCATGTACCGCGAGATCGCGTAGAAGTCGGCGATGTCGCCGTTCAAGAGCAGGCCCGAGAGTTCCTGCTCTTTGAGGAAGCCGATAGCGGCAGCCACCGCAATCTCAGAGTGATACGGCACATGCACGTCCGACAGGATGCCAACCGGCCCGAGCACGTCGAGAACGTGCGGCGTCCACGGCTGGGCCAATGTTTTCGGCATGGCGTAGATTTCGCCGGCCTGGCGTTTCGCTCGCGGAGCAGCCGCCTTGATCTGGCCGCGAGCCTGTTTGCCCTGC